ACGTGGCTGAAGTTGCTCTCGCCGTGGGGTTCGTCGGTGTCGTCTTGGTGCATGGGTGTACGTCTAAATGTTTGCGCCGCACCACATACTGGCAACGGCTTCGTTGATGAACTCAACGACAATGCTGGGGTCTACATCTGCAAAAGACATGAACCGGATGTCGCTGTGATGCGGCGGAGTAAAGACTTTGTTGGTGTCATCAAAGCGACCTGCCTTGATGGTGTCCATCCAGATGGTTAGGTCTGCATCGAAGATACCCCTAATCTCTTCGGTTGGAGCAACAAAGTCACACAAGGAAACCTGGCACATGCTGTTGTCTGCAAGCTCACGCATTCGATTCGCTTGACGCAGACGACCCTCTTCACTGAAGTCCCAATCATTCGCTATGGAGCGAACCATGTCTGCGTTGAACCAAGCAACAGACACTCCAGCCGCCCCAAGCCGCAAAGCGACATCGCGTGCGAGGGTTGTCTTGCCTGACGCCGGCAGGCCCATGATTAGGACTCTCATGCTTCTATCACCTCATACCCCCAGTGAGCGAGGATGTGCTCAAGAGGCTTAAAGTAGGAATTGATTTGCTTGTGGAACTCTGGGTACTTCGCCAGCATCGCCGTGGCTTTAGACAGGCCATCGGCTTTGATGGAGTCGCACTTACGACCCTTCACCATAAACGGCTGGTCAACCCTCATGCCGTCCAGTTCTGGAACAAACTCAACCAGTGCATCACGATGAAGCTCTGGGTTGGCAGAGAAGTCTTCCAGCGTTACAGAGTAAGCCCTGTCTCCAAGATACTTCTGGTTGGCAATCTGAATCTCCATGGTTCGCAACACATGAAAGCAAATCTGATCCATGTGTGTTTCTGGGTTCAGGTAATACGCTGTCTTCGACATAATCGACTCGACATACGCATACGGATTTTTGACGCTCACCACCCACTTCAAATCATCAAAGTGCTGAGTCATCTGTGGCACCCTGAAAATATCCGCCGGCGTCTTTTGCAGCTTCACTGTTGCATACGGGTTAGTCTTCGCCCAGTTCTCTTCCCACTGCGCTCGGATGCGCGGCCAGTCGTAGTTGGCTGGGTCTGAGTAAACGTGCTCCATATTGGCCTCAATGGAGTGAGGCCCGTTTAGCTGCCTATACCCACCAACTGCACAGACATTTCCCTCGACAAAATCATCCTTGCCGCCAAAGTTACGCGACACTCTATCTGGTGGAGTAAGGCGAACAACCGCTGGGGCCGTTTCAATCAGCGAATGAAACAGCGTACTTCCGCAAAAGTTTGGTATGGCAAGGAACAGGTACATGAGCTTTACAGCAGAGTTGGCGTTCCATCAGCCAACGTGAATGCACGACCCTGACCGTTCTTAACGGGGGCCGGAGGAACAGGCCAAGTGAATGATGTAGGGAATCCTGCCTGCGCCGTCATATTTCGCAGCGCAGAGCGATACGCGCTATACGCAGCCTTTATGTCGGCAGACAACTCAGAGTCTTGTGCCTGCGTCCAGTCAGTAAGCGTCAGCAATCGCGCACGTTGCTTCCTTGCCATTGCCGCCTTTTCGTCAGGAGATGGCTCTGAGAGCATATTCAAAATAGCCTGTGCGTTTGAAACACTTGGAACGGTGGTATTGACCGCTTGGTTTTGCTCGTACCGCACAGCATACGAATCCAGCATTTGCGTCAGCGCAGCACCTTCCAAGAACAGGCCATCCACTACTGGGACTTGCACGTTCATGTAGCCGCCATCTGAGAATTGCATGGTCAAGACGTTATTGTCAAACTTTACCAATTTGTATTGAATCATCATCTGTTCCTTATCAAGCCTGTACGTCCCCGAAAATTCGCGTACTGCCACCAATCCATGTCAGTGCATTCCCGTGGCACTGAACTGAATACCCAGGGAATCCGCCACCGGCCGGTGGGCGAGAGCCGTGGTATCCATTGGATGTTCCACTCATTCCTCCATTTCCACCAAGGCCACGATTTCCCCCATTCCCGCCTTTGATGCGCGTGCCAAGTCCGTGCTCTCCAAAGGTTGCATTGGGGTAGGCGCTAAAGACAGGGGTGATGTGATTCAGGCCAGCGCCGCCACCGCCCTGACCGCCGTTGACATGGTAGGAATAGAACCCAGTTGTGTAGCCAGCCTCTCCAGAGCCGCCGCCGCCACCGCCACCAGCAATATAGCCATTGGTGTTGTCGATGGTGATAGGCCATGTGGTTTCAATGGCCGTGTGCCCAGAGTCGCTGTTGCGCTTCGCCCCTGTGCCAGCGATGTACCCGTTGTTGATGATTTTTACGGTGTCACCGGCTGTCAAAAGACCTGAGCCGTCGATGACCAACGTATTGCCAAGTACGCCGCCTATGTTGGCCGGATAGTTTGGGTACGTCGAGAATGTGTAGCCATACAGAATCACGCCACTATTGATGGTAATGATGATGTCAGTAGTCCCGGCGGTATATGCGGGGCCGCTAGATGCAACTCCACCAGACGTAATGTTGGTGGCGTAAAACGACGACAGGTTAAATCCCGGTGAGTTTGATGAGACAACGATATTGCGAACTGTGCGGTTGCTCTTTCCATGACCCGTGTTCATGTCAATCGCACCAGATGCAAGACCGAACAAGGCGCGAACTGCGGACTCGTTTAAGTTGGTGGTGGCCGTTGCCGCGCGTCCAAGCTCAACAGAAACATCGCCAATTGAGATTGCCCCAGATGCTGGTAGTGCCATGCTTACCCCTGCTTCAGTAGGTCTGCACGGGCTTCTGCAACCGTGACATCCAGACCGTAGTTGGTAGCCAAGTAAGTTGCGAACACGCCATCACTGCCTTGGCTTAATGCAAGCTGCGCACGGTAGGCTTCAAGCTCGTACTCGTAGCGCTTCTTCTTGGAGAAGGTATAGAACAATCCGGCCAACCCAAAGGTTCTCCAGAACTGCTTCACATGAGTGGCCTCATGCGCGATGAGCGCCTTATTGTTGCGCTTCTCTGGACGAACAAGGATGACAAATCCAACCGTGTACGCATCGAAGCGACTCGGCAGGAAATTGGTCGCAATGACAAGGTTCATCACTTGGCCTCCAGCGCCTTTACCTTAGCGGACAATTCCTTGATTGCCTCAACTAAATAGGGCACCAGACGCTCGTAATCCAGCGTCATATAGTTCTGGCCGGAGCGGCTGTATTCGGTTCCGTCTGGGTTCTGACCTATATCAAACGGAGCCGGCGTCACCAGTTCTGGCGCGAACTTCTCAGCGTCCTGCGTGCGTAGGCCAATCTCGACCTTAGACCTGTCAAATCCAAAGGATGCGGCCACCAAGTTTGCGCGGTAGCGGAATCCCTCAAGGGACTCAACAGCCGCCAATGCATCACTTAGTCCACTGATGTACTCTTTGAGTCGAGCATCAGAGTAGTAGGCGGTGATATTGTTCGCCGCGCGGATTTCACCGGCAACTGTGGATGCTGGGGTGCCGACGCCTAGCGAGTTGAACTGCACGTTGTTTCCAGTACCAACAGCCTGACCAATGTTGACGGTGACGGAGCCTGTTGTAGCGCTAAGCGACACGCCAGTTCCGGCCTGCACATCCGTTACCTTGGCGGCGGTGTAGGTCGTGGCGATGGACGATGCAGTCCAGGTCCCGGTGGTCACTGTACCCAGCGTAGTCACGCTGGTGCTACCGGCGGTTGGTGCGTAGCTCAACGCAGGAATGTCGGAGGCCACCAGGGTACGGAAGGTCGGAACCCCCGAGGCCCCGTTGGGAGAGGCGAATACCAGGTTGGCCGTCTGGCTTGCCCACGCTGCGGTCAGCGTTCCAGAGGTGCTTACCGGAGAGCCAGACACCGTGAACTGGGCCGGCAGCGACAAGCTCACTGATGTGACCGTTCCGGTGTTACTGGTGTAGACGTTTGGGTTGGAGGCTGGGTATGCGCCAAGAGCCGTCAGTGCAGCGCTTGCAGAGGTGGAGCCCGTGCCCCCGTTGGCGATGGCCACCGTACCAGATACGTTGCCAGCCGTGGTGGCAGAGGCTACGCTCTGCGTGCTGATGTTGCCTGTGGTGATCGCATCGGTGATGCCGTACCCGGACACGGTAGTGGGCTTGCTGCTCACGCCGGTCCACGGTACTGCCGATGCGTTGGCCACGGCCGTAGTGCTGATGGCCGCCACGATGTCAGCGGCAGATGCCACCGTCAACGCGGCGGTTCCGTTGCCGCGCAGCAGGCCGCCGGCGGTGTAGGTCGTGCCGCCCGTGCCGCCGTTACCGACAGTCAAGGTGCCGGTCACGCCGGTACTGCCCAGGGCAAGCCGGTGGCGTTGGTCAGAACCAAGGCCGAGGGCGTGCCGAGGTTCGGCGTCGTCAGCACTGGGGAGCTGGCCAGCACCACACTGCCTGTGCCCGTTGCTGTCGTAGAACCCGTGCCGCCGTTGCCAACAGCCACCGGAGTGGTGAGCGCAAAGCTGTTGCCTGTGAGCGTAAGACCTGTGCCAGCGACATAGCTGTTCGACGCAGAGAACTGCGCCCACAGGATCGGTGTCGTGCCAATGGTGATGGTGCCGCTGGTCTGCTGAGTCCAGCCGGTCTTGGCGTTCACAGTGCCGTTGTTCACGAACACATACGAACCCTGCTTGATCTCGCCGGTTGCATCTGCGTCCAGCGCCCGAGTCCAGGCGCCAGCGGCTGCAAGGTAGATGCCGTTCTGCGACGTGGTTGTCTGGTCCTTCACCAGGATACGGTCGTTGGCCACAGGCGTGTAGCCGTCGATGGCCGCCAGGCCGGATAGACCCAGGTTGGCCGTAGACGCGCAGGCGCAGGACGCGTGCGTGTCGATACCCACGGCAACCGCGTCAACATACTGCTTGGTAGCAGCTTGCAAGGCCGAGGCGGGGTCGCCTGGCAGAGTCACCGTGCCGGTAAACGCTGGGTTGTTAACCGGGGCCCGGGAGGTGTCGGTCGGGTGAACGTGGTCAGCGCGGGCGAAGCGCGTGGACACACCCACTGTCGCGGTGCCGTCAACCAACGGTGATGTAGAGGAAGCCTGGGCGACAACGAACGCGGTCGTAGCGAGCTGCGTGGTGCTTGTGTCAACCGCAGCTGTGGGCGCTGCCGGTACACCGGTGAACGTCGGGCTTGCCAGGGGCGCCCGACTGGTGTCGGTCGGGTGGGCGTGATCAGCACGGGCGAAGCGGGTCGAGGTGCCGACGGTGGCCACGCTGTCCATCGCGGGGCTGGTAGCCGAAGCCTGGCCCAGCACGAACGCCGTAGACGCAGCCGCTGTGGTGTTGGTATCCACGGCCACAGTAGGCACCGTGGCACTGACCGTAGCGGTGACGCTGGTGCCGGTAATGTTCTGCGGGCTGCCCGCACCGATCACGGCGCCGTCGATAGAACCGCCGGTGATGGTTGGCGCGTTGGTGGACACCATCGCATTGCCAGCCGCGTTGACAGCCACCAGCTTGTTGGCCGATGCGGACAAGTTGGGCAGCTTGTCGAAGCCCGCTTCCACCTTGTCGAACTCTGCGCGGATCAGCGCGGAAGAAAGCTGCGAGCCGGTCGGCGGCGTACCGACGTGATCGTAAAACTCATTGGCCATCGTGTACCTCGGTTAGCGTTTGACCCTGCGCGTGAAGAACTGCAGCAGAGCACTTTGAAAGTTAAGACCCATGTATGTCTTGGACGACTGGTACACGGTGAGCGAAATGTTCTCTTCGGTGCCGGTGAGCGACACCTCGACTGGCAGCAGCACGCGGCCGTCCCACACCGTGGAGTCCCAGGTCATGGCCGGGTCATCCCAGCGGGGGCCGGCGAACTGCACGTCCACGGTTTCTGTCGGCTGCGTCGGGATGTCGTATGTCCCGTACCCAAGTTCTGCCCCGAGCTGGAAGTCAGCGAAGCCGACGCCGCCCACCTCGAAGGTGACCTTGCGGAAACTCTTCATCACGCGTGGCGACTTGCAGTGGTTGAACTGCAGCTTGAAGTACGCGGTGATGGTCTGCCCTGCGAACGAAGGCCCGTTGTCTGCGACGTAGACATAGCCGGCGTCGTCGCCGTAGTACACGCGCTCAGTGCCGTCGGCCAGCTCCACAGAGTGGACGTGCGTCACGCTGTCGGCAAACTGCACAGGCATACAGCCGGTAAGCTGCGAGCCGCTGAACGTGAGGTACATGGCCGTGCCGCCTGCGAAGAACAGGCGCATCTGGTTCTTGTCCTTCACCACGCAGGAGTCGATCACGTTGGCCTTGCGGTCCATCAGCCAGGTCTTGACCTTGTCGCTGATGGTGGCTGACGCGAAGTTGCCGAAGTTCAGCGTTTGCGTCAGGTTGGTGATACCGCGGTCGTCCAGGTAGTAGGTATCGGACGCGATGTTCTGCATGGTGTGGGCCAGGGAGCCAACGTCCTTCTGGTACGTCACCAGCTTCCAGTCTGCAACAGACGTGCCGTACAGCACGAACATCGCATTGCGGGTGCTGACAATCATGGCGCCACCAGACGACGCGTCGGATGGCTTGGGCAGCAGGTTGGTGATGGTCTCACCCATGTTCAGCTCGGCAGCGCCAAGCACGGCGGACCACACATACGGGTTGCCGATGCCGCTGTGCTGCAGCGAGTTGTCGAACGACAGGAACAGATGGTTCTTGTGGAACGCCAGGTGCGTCGGGCGGTCCACCACCATGCCGCTGCGGATCGGCACAGCCACGGTGCCGTCGAACTCGAACGCAGTATCCGCGCCGCTGGCCCAATACATCTTGGAGCCTGAGCCGAAGTTAGCGATTACGAAGCGGAAGCGCCCGTTCGGGTTGTGCGTGATGGCAGACTGCGCACCGGACAGGGTGAGCGTGCCGCCAGGTGTGGTGGCCGCACCCGAAGAGAAGCTGCCACCAGACGGCGTGCCGATGATCAGCGTACCTGCTGCAGTGTTGGAGCCCAGCGAGCCGGAGCGCACAACGACGCGCAGGATGGTCGCGGTGACACCGCCCTTGGTTAGGACCTGGCCATCGGTGATCGTGCCGCCACCGGCGGTGAACTCCACCTTGGTGCCCAGGCTTACTGCGGACCAGCCGGAAGCGGTCGCCTTGTAGATGCCGGTGGTCAGGTTGTCGGCTGCGTTGCGGAACGCATAGAGCGATCCGTTGTAGTAGCACATGCCGCGGATCGGGCCGGCACCTGGCACGGCGGTGATAGCCGGGCGGTACTGGTCAGCGGAAAGCGCCATGCAGATGGAGCCGAATGAGTCCGAGCGATCCTGGCGCTGGTAGGGTTCGATCAGGATGTAGCCTGCGGGGATTCCGTTCACGCGGATCGACTCGCCGTTGAGGAACGGGGCAGTCTGCTGAACGTAGTAGACGAAACCCTGGGCGTCGGTTGCGATGATGTAGGCCGAAGCACCAGAGGTGACGCCAGTCATCGTGCCGCCGGCCGCTATGCTGATAGACGCTGCCACCTGGGCGCACATGTAGCCGTAGCTGTTGGGCAGCGCACGGCCGTCGTAACGCTCATAGCCATCCACGCGGCGGTAGCCGCCAAGCGTGTTGACCTCGAAGTTGATGCTGTCGCGCAGCGTGCCAGGGTCCGCCTCAATCGCGGGCGTGCTCTGGTCTAAGCCCCCACGCAAGGCGATGTACACCTGCTGCATGGGCGGCGTTTTAAGTTGCATACTCACCCCAGACTCCTGGCCTGAATGGTGGGCATCTCCAGTTGGCTCTGGACCAGGCTGGTCCACATGAGCTGGTAGTTCTTCTCAGCTCGTTGGTAGACCTCACCGGCGGCGTCGAATCCCCCGTACTCCATGAGCGCACGCCACACGATCATCATGTGAAAGCGAGCAGGCATGGTCGGCACGTCGGAGTTGATCACCAGGTCGGTGTAGTCCTTGATGTAGTCAGCTCGCACAAAGTGAGCGCTGTCGGGCGCGGGGCCCAGCAGGAACTCATCGGTCGGGCTGATGGACCAATACTGCACCGTGCCGCTGTTCTGGCCACCGGTGTAGTAGGTCTGGCGAAAGTTGTCGTAGGTCATCCACGCCAACTTGCGCTCGATTGTGTTGCCGTCCGCGATGCGGTACGCGGTCGGGCTGTAGGTCTTGTTCGCGTCCTTCCAGGAGGCGAAGTTACTCAGGCCAAAGGCAGATGCCGGATTGACCTGGCTAGTAGTGGACGGCAGCGTGGCCATGCCACGGCGCCATCTCCAGTCTTCACGGGCTAGGTGAATATCACGCGCAGCCCAGTTGACCCAGTTGAACAGCCTCTGCTCGGACAGCACCGTGGTGCCAGCGTCCGCTGGCGCAGAGCCAGATAGACCGGACTCGCGCTTTAGTGCTTGTGCAAGCTGAAGGAAGTTCATGGGCCACTTTCAATTTATGCGCGTTGCTGCATGGGGAACCGGGGGCGTTCTTGCCAGGTGTCCTTGCTGCGGTTGTCGGGGTCAGACGGGTCGGCTTCGAGCACCGAGTACGTCAACGATTCCAGGTGGGTGGCTACTTCGACGGGGATACGAATCCAACGGTCACGGTGCAGGATCGCGCTGTAGCTGTTCAGACCAACGTACACCTGGGTGGCTCGCCGCTTTCAGCTTTGAACAGTTTGATTTCAACTGTGTCGCCAGAGAAGCCGTGCTGCTGCACGTTCACTGCGCTGTTGGTTTCAGTACCTTCGACAGCGGCTACTGCGGCTGCGTCCGATTTCTTCGTTGCCATTTGATTTCCTTCAGGTTGAAATAAGGGGCACCCGGAAGTGGGCGCCCCTTGTCACGCGTCAGCTATTAAGCTGTGACGCCGTGCTCGATACGGGTCATCCAGGCGTCGTTCAGGATGGCCGCAGTTGCGTACATCTTGAAGCCCACATAACCACGCTGACCCAGCGGGTCAGAGTCGCTCGGCTTGGGATTGACCACCACAGGGGTCAGACCGTTGCCCGAACCAGCCAGGTTCACCGTTGCATAGGCGTCCTTGCCAACCACGATGGATTGGTACACGTCCACGTTGGTGCCACCGATCATGCTGTTCAGCGTTGCCGAGCCGGCGTTGGCCAGAGCGGTGTACAGAGTGGAGCCGATGAAACGGATGTTTTCAAAGGAGCCGATCTCTGCGTCGCTGATTGGCTTGAACGTGCCGTACTGCTGCACGCGGGTGTAGCCCGATGCGAAGTTGGCAGTGTTCTGCAGGTCCATCTCAATGTTGGGATGGCAGAAGCAGATGTAGCTCGGGGGGATTGGCACAGTGCCAACGCCGTCGGTTGCGTTCAACATGGCGGACAGGGGACGTGTGTCCTGCTGCTTCAACTGGCGGATTGCCTTGCGGGCAACGGTGCTGTTGATGGCAGTGTTCAGCGTATTACGGGCAGAGCCGTTGGAATACTGAACCTGTGTACCGGCTTTGATGATCGAGTAGATGATCGCTTCCAGGGTCTGGCCAGCGGTCTCACCCATGGACTGGGAGAACTCGTTCAGCACGGGGTCTTCATGGGTGTCCATGATGAAGTCGGTCAGGCCAACCACTTGACCGTATTGAGCCAGCGTAGCTGTCACGTCGGTCGAAGTCAGGTTGTTGATCGTGGGTGTCACGCCTTCAGTCAGCGCGGTGGTGGTTGCAGCCAGACGGCCGTAACGACGCCACTTCACGACTTTGGTCTTGCCCTTGGGGACCGAGGTCACCATGGCGAAGCGTGCCATGTTCAGGTTAGGCTGGGCACGTTCCAGCATCTTGTCCACAGCGTAGGCTGCGGTACGGGGGTGATATCACCATAAACGGTAGCTGCCATTTGGATTCTCCAGTTAGGCTGCTCGTTGCGCCGCGGTTATCCGCTTATTGCGGAAGTACGCAAGTGCCGCGTCGAAGTCGTCTGCTGGCGGCTGGCCACCCTGTGAGCCAGAGGCCCGGGAGGGTAGACCCGCTGCGCGTTGCAGTCGGTTTGCATTCGTCGCTGCGCGTGCGGTTGGTTGCTGCGCGTCAAGCTGGGTTTGTTCAATTTGCGCGATGGTCGGTTTGCCAGCGCGACGAAGGTGCATGTCATAGGTGTCGAGCACAGTCATCGCTTCTTGGGGCGTTTCGCCTTTGTTGAATGCGTACTGAATGTGACCGGGTTGGCTCCGCAGCCAACTCTTAAAATCGTCCGACTTGACTACGTCTGCCGCACTTGGGTAGACGGCGTTGAACTCTGTGAGGGCGGCGTCGAACGCGGCCTGTTGTTCAACCTGGGCTCGCTCGGTTTGTTCGCGGCGAAGCGGTTCGAGAGGCTCGACCACTTGGGCGGCGACACGGCGTGCCACATCTTCAGTCTTCTTGTCGGCCTGCTTCAGGGCGTCGCTGACAGCGGCAACGATTCCTGCAAGCTCCGGGAAGTCTTTCACCTGCTCGGCTACTTGCGCCAGCTTGGCCAATGAATCGCTGTTGTCACCAGACTCAGCCGCTGGTTGTTGCGCACGGGCGAGTTGTTCTCGCAGTGCGGCAGCTTCCTGGCTTGCCTGCATGTACTTGCGGTTCAGAGCGTCCACTCGGCCGATCTCGCTTCGTACTTTGTGCAGCTCGGCTTGAGCTGCCTTCAGCATTTCTGCGGGGTCTACCGGTGCCGGATCAGCAGCTTGCGCTGGCTCCTGGGTGGCGGGTTCAACTTCGGCGCTTGGCTCGGCGGCTTGTACTAGGGCTGGTTCAACTTCCACAGCGGGTGCATCATCTGCACGCGCATTGCGAATGTTGGCCAACTCCTGGGCCATCAAGTCTTCAGCGTCTAAGGTCCCTTGCACTTCTTGCGTCATGGATTCACGGCGTGCATTTCTGCAGAGGCGGTATCTACGGGCAACATCACCCGAAGCAAATTCTCTTGACGCAAGGCCCTGCAGTACAGGGCGGCATATATGCAGGAGTTAGTGGGCGGCCGCTGCAGCTTCCTTCTCGACCTTGATCACGCGCTCGTTGAGCTTCTTCATCGCAGCGGTGCGCTTCTCATCCAGCTTCTTCAGCGCCTCTGGATCGCCCATCTTGGTGGTAGCCAGGTGGTTCAAGTGCATGAGCTGCTGGCCGATGTCCTGGGCCATGCCCGCCAGCCTGGCGTCGGGCTCCGATGCTTGCAGGGCGCGGGCCTCTTCACCACGCTTGGCTCCGCGCAGCGCCTTCATCTCAGCAGCCAGGCTGTCGATCTTCTCCACGTTCTTGTAGTAGCGGGTGCGCTGCAACTGGCCGTCGTCCACTTCACCGTAGAAGGAGCCGAGCACAGGAATCTGGTTGGGCAGTAGGTCCTGGCCTTTGCCGGCCATGATCGCCGCGTTGGTGGTGCGCTCGATCTCATGCAGCAGGCCGCCGCCCACAGCCATCACGGCGTAGCGCATCTCCTCCGGCGTAGGGCTCATAGCGCCCTTGCTGAAGTCACGGCCACCGGTGATGGTGTTCACGCCCTTGGCCATCGCCTTGTACACGTCGCCGCTCGGGGCCCGCTGTGTTGACTCACGGCCAAGCAGGTAGCCTGGACGCGGATCGGTGTTGCGCACTTCCTTGCTGATGGGCCGGCCAGCGAAGTCCTTGCCAGAAGCCAGGTCGATTGCTGGGTCCAGCACGGTGGGCGCGGCCATGTGTGCCAGGCCCAGCGCGGTGAACGGGTTGTCGCCACCAAACGGATTGAGCGCTGCGGCGATCTCACCGAAGGCGCCCCAGGTCTTGGTCTTCCAATCCTTGCCACCAGACAGAGCCAGCTCGGTGGCCACGCGTCCGAAGTTGGGCAGCACATGCAGACCAGCCGGCAGCGGGATTGTCAGGTAGCGCTTGGTGCCATCCCCCTTGCGACCCAGCGGGATGAAGAAGTTGCGAGCCTTGGCGAACTCTGCGATCTCATCATCGTCATAGCCCGCGCTGGCCATCAGCATTGCCTGGATGATGCCCAGGGCGATGCCACCTGCCACGATGGCGGTGCCGCCTTTAGCCATGAGCGTGCCGATGTTGCGGGCATTGCCTTGGACGGCCGCGTTGAAGAACGCATAGAACGGGCTGAGTGCTCCGGTCCAGGCGCCCTTGCGGTTGAAGTCCACGGTCAGCTCGCGGGCCAGCACTGCGGCCTTGTCCTTGCTCATGCCACTGTCCAGGGCCACCTTGTAGGCAGCCACGCGCACCGAGTTTTCAAACACGTCGTTGAATCCACCGATGGCGTGCAGCGTGCCGGTGACCAGGGCGCGAGGCGTGAGCTTCTCATCGCCGTGGTCGATCATGCGCTGCAGCTCCTTGGCCCGCTTGAACGGATCGCGTGCCGAGTCCATGAAGCCGGTCTGGCCACCGTGCTCCCGGAAGTCCTGGTACACGTCGGACCAGACGGTGCGGCCATGGCCCAGCATGTCGGCTGCAATGCCTTGTGCAGCAGGGCCCAGCGCGGCCAGGACCTGGAGCTGCTTGCCTTTGAGCGCGGTGTTCTGCAAGTTGACCAGGCCGCCCAGCGTGTCGCGCACGCCGTTCTTGACGGCGAACACCGGGTTGTACTGGGTGGCCAGGCTGGCCACGAAGCGGGTTGCCACGCCGATGGTCTTCTGTGCCAGCTCCATGCCAGCGCCGTCCAGGTTCTTCAAGTTCTCCACCAGGCGCTTGGCTCGGGCGTTGTCGTTGTTGAACAGGATCACGCGGTCCTCGCCTTTCACCTTGACGGTGATGGCGTTAGGCAGGTTGCGGTACAGCGGGTTCGTGCGGGTCTCCACCTGGCCGGTGGTCTTGTTGATCTGGCGCTTGGTCGGTGCCAGGTCCATGTCGAGCATGGCCGTGGGCGGCACGCCCATCGACTGCAGGCTGGCTGCAATCGCAGTGGACTCCATGCTGGGGCGCACGGTGGTCCAGAAGTCTGGGTTCGGCTCGGTGAGCGCCAGGCCATACAGTGCCAGGCCCACGCGGTTCTTCTCTGCCCGGGTGATGGCAGCCTCGCGCTGGATCAGCACATGGGCCAGCATGTTGGTGACCTGGCCCGTGCTACCCATGGCGCGTTTGCTTGCCTTACCCGATACGTTGAAGCCGGCGCCAGTGGGGTGCGCGTTGAACGCGTCGCTGCCGGCTTCCTCTTTGTGCAGGGGAACGTAGTTCTTGTACACCGCACGCCAGTTGGCCACAGTGCCGGGGGTCTCCAGGCCTTCGTTCACCAGGAGGTCGGCCGTGCCGTTGGTGATCTTGTCCACCTTGGCGGCCAGCAGGCGAAGCACCGCGGCGCGGCCAGGCGTGAGCGCCGCGATGTGCGCGTTGGCAGCAGCGGTGGTCATCACCACGCCCTGGCTGTTGGAGCCCGCACCACCGTCTGGCAGTGCCGGGTTGATGGCCGCGATCTGGGCGTTGCGCTCGGGGGCGTGGCGGGCCAGCAGGTAGTCCGACAGCTCATCCATCGTGACATCGTTGCGGGCCATGGCTTCCAGGATCGGCTTGGCTTCGGTTTCCAGGAAGGCCTTAGCACGCGTGGCCACCCGGCCGGCGTACAGGGTCTCTGCCATGCGGGCGTCGAAGTTTTCGGGGATCGAGGCGCCGGTTGCGTTGATGGCTTCCTGCACGCGCTTCAGATCGATGCGTCCATCCTGCAGCTTCTGGATCACCTTGTCGGACTCGGTGTCCTCCGGTGCGTCCCACTTCGATCCGGTCTGCGCCTTGTTGGAAAACAGGGGCAGCCCGTCGCCCACGGTTTCACGCATCTTGTCGGTGATGTCGAAGCCCGGCTGTGTGATCGTCTGACCTGTGTGGTTTGCAGGATTGTCGGTGTAGTTGTACGCCTCTTCGCGTGTCATGCGACCAATGTCTACAACGGTGCCATCCGGCATCTTGCGCTTCAGATCGACCATCCCATCGAACGGCTCATCGATGTCTTGAATAATCTGGAACGCGCCTTGGTCGCGGTCATTGACGTTGGACGGGAGTGCGACATCAACAGCACCCAACTTCCCGCCACCCAGCTTGGCCACCAGCTTCTTGGCAGCGGCCGGCACGATCTGGTTGTAGAAAGCCTTCATGCCTTCGCCGCCGACCTTGAGGTCGAGGCCGGAGTAAGCCTTGCCTGTATCCAGCTCTTGTGCATCCGCCTTCTGAGCCAATTCCTTGCCAACTGCGGCCTCAAGAGCTGCTGCATCTGCAACATGCTGGCGGCTATAAAGCTCGCGTCCATCCTGGCGTGCCGTGAACTCGAACCCACCCTTCTTCAGCTTGGTGATGTAGATGCTGTCAACCTGTTTGCTCAAGTCATACCGGTCAGCAGACTGATCGCCATTCACAAACGCCACACGGTCGTAGCCCTCGTCCACGGCCATCTTGATGACGCGCTTCAGGGCGAGGTTGAGCCAGCCTTCGGTCTTGGTGACGAAGGGTGCTGCGGGAACGGCGCCAAGTTTGGCGTGGCCCATGTACGACTCTGCCTCTTGTCGCGTTGGAAAACCATCTTCCACCTCGCCGTTCTTGTGGACAACCTCCCATCCACCGTCGGCGGATTGGCGAACAAAGTTCTCGTTTGTGTTGAACCCGCGCTTCTTACCCTCCTGCCCCCAGTCGGACTGCAGCTCTTCCACGAACAGCACGCGCTTGCCATCGGCATCGGTGCGGTCATTCACGCGGATGTGGGCGAGGACGTTGGGTGTGTCGCGCCAGTGCGAAGACTGGTAGGCTGGCGCATCGTTGACTTCTTCAAAGTGCATCACGCCATTGTTTGCTGATGCCAGTTGGCGAATCCTTACCTCGTCAGCATGAGTGATTCCATCGAACTGGACAATGCGGCGGCGGTCTTCGTTGTCATCCATTGCGCCGTATTCCAGCTCTTCCATTCCTGCCGAACCAATGTCGGTCAGGAAGTCATCAACTGCGTTTTCGTTTTCAAAAGTGACGGTGATATTGCTTCCCTTGGACTTTGCGGACGGCAGAGTCAGCAGCACCTCGCGGTAGTTCTCGCCGCCGGGGAGGACCCACTGGCCGTACTTGGCCGCACCCGCGCCTTTGCTGTTCTCATTGACGATTGCCTGGATGTTGCTGGGTAGCTCATCAAACGACAGAGACTCCTCATCAGGGCCGAGGAAATAGGCTTCATCGTCGTAGTCTTTTTCGACTGTGTAGCCGGTTCCTGCCAGGGCCTTTTTCATCTTACCGATATGGTCCCCAGGGGGGCTTAGAACTGACTCCGTCACCTGCACGCCATTGCCATTCAGGAACTCGCTCACCGCATCTTTGGTGACCTTGCCCTGCTGCATATCGAGCCAGTCGTTCACGCCGGTCCACTCAACCTCATCGGCCTTGACGGTGCCCTTGTTGATCAACCCCTTGATGGCGTCCTTCCAGCCGCCAGGCGGCATGGCCTTGGCGCTGATGCCATCTACCCCCGGGCCAGCGCAGAGTAGAAGCCGATGGGGCTTACGTCTGGCTTGTTGCTGGCCACAATCGCAGGATCGGTCTTCTGCGCAGGATCAAACCCCAACTGCTCCTGGACCGCCTTCATCACAGCGGAGCGCTCCTCGGCCAACTGGGCCAGGGCTTCGTCCACTGCATGGCGCTGGGCCACAGCCTGGGAGATGCCAAGGGCTGTGCGCTCCTTGATCACGTCCTCCATGGTCGCCACGTCCTGGTCCGACACATCCATCAATTTCGCCATCTCGGCGCCACAACCTAGTACGGGCATATCAAGTCTCCAAAACGAATTGCTGGATGACGGCCAGGATGACCTCATCCTCTTCAAGCTGCTGTCGGCGCAGGGCCTGCACAGCGTCAGTGCCCATGCTGTAGTAGCGATGGGGCTCAGGTACGGTTACCGTCGCGGGCGCCAGGCCCTGGACGGCCACAAGCAGCGTGGCAAAGCCAATGCCCTGCAGTGCTACGGCGCGTGGGTTGAATATCACAGCGTCACCACCGTTGCGGTGTCACCAGTGGAGCCCAGCGCCTGGGTGATGGCGCCGGAGGAGCGGCCTGTGGCTGTCACCACCAGGGGGCTGGTCAGCCCGTGGATGGCCGCGAGCGCGTCGATCCAGGTATCCACACTACCCTGCAGCGTGTCGCTTGCCACGGTGGTTATGGTCACGGTATCGGTGCCGCTGATGGTCTGCACCAGGTTGCCGGCTGTGCGCTGCGTGGGGCTCACCGACAGCGGGGCGCCTTGCACAAGGCCATGCAGCAGTGCCAGCTCATAGATCAGGTTGGCACGGGCCGCGGTGATTGTTATGTCTGCTACGGCGGACGCTACTAGCTGGCCAACGAACCCAGTAGCGGATGCCGAAGTCACGCCTGCTATGGCGTTGCCCGACTGCGCGGAGGAGCCCGACTGGCCTGTCGCCTGGGTGCCGCTCAGGCTGACCGACGCGCTGCCTGCCTGCGACGTAGCACCAACGGCGGCTGTTGCAGCAACACCGGAGATGTTTGCGGTGGCGTTGACTACCGTGCTGCCAGATGCCGTTGCCGTACCGACAGAGCCCGCGGCGGCTACACCCGACACCGTGACGTTAGCCGAACCAGTAGCCGATAGGGTTCCAACAGAACCGACAGCTTCTGCGCCGGAAGGTAGAGCCGTGGAGGCAGAGCCACCCGCTGCAGTTGCAGTTCCTACAGTTGCGGTAGCCGATACGCCAGAGG